GGTTTCCAAATCCACGGCCACATTCTTGTACCCTGTTAGGTCAGGGTAGTCCGGAGGAATGTTCCAGTCAGCATCTATCAGATCCAACTCGTTCTTAATCTGGTGGTGCAGCGCACTGCCAAAGAGATTATCTTGCATTCTTTTCACGCATCCTTTGGATGATTTCTTTGTGCCGAGGTAATAAAAGAGACGGTACGTCTTTCTTATCCCGGTCTATGTGCTCCGAGCCCAGGGCACTATACCCAGCCTTGTCCACCCAAGAATCCTCGTGGTCAATGTTCTCAACCAAACGCGCACTCTTTACCCAGTCCATCATCAATGCGACATGCGCAGCGGTTACATGGCCGTGGCTCTTTAACGCTCCGCTGATAATAATGTTCCACCCCTCCGCAATCCTGCCATGATTGTGGTACGCATCACCGTAATCCTTGGCCCTCTGACCGTTGATCAACTCTTTGGCTTTGTCTAAGACTTCATCTCGTTTCATAGCGTGTACCTGTATTTGTTGCTGCTCTGTAGAATGTACAACGTGTGCCTTGCTCTGGTCACCCCGACATAGAACGCTCGATGCTCATCGTCTGGGTGGTCACCGTTCACACACGCTGCGGTGGACGCCGTATATACGACGCAGTTATCATCTTCCCCGCCCTTCATAGCATGGAAGGTGGACAACTTAATGCGTGGTTCGGACAGTAAATCGTCACCCCTTCGCATCATAGCTACGATATACTCTCTCTCAGCTTTGCCAATCCTTAATACTTCCGACGCAGACTGTTCAGCCCCTACCAACAACCCATAATCTTTTTGCAGTTGCTCCATGGTGAGCTCCGCATCAGTTGCTAAAGTATCTAGCATCTGAGTGGATCCTCGTTTGACAACAGCGTTCTGCCCCTGCTTTGGGACAGACGAATATAAGTCCTTGATCCTTTGCAGTGACACCGTCTTGTCCGCGCAAAGATCCTGCCAAGTAAAGATGTTTGCAACCAAGGTAGGGGACACACTGGGCCGTCCCTTGATAGAGTATTTAAACCCTGCCTTCTTTATGTGGTCCGCCAAGTCCGTAACATAGCTGTTGGTCCGAGCCATGATTGTCCACGACCCCTCGTACAACGGGATGTCATCCAAGTGATAAACAAACTCGACCTTCCCCTCCTCGTCACGCGAATCAAACTCCTTCTCGTGCCGTCCGGATATACGTTCGGATATACTGTTTGCCAAACGATGCACGGCCTTGGGGATACGGTAGGATTTCTCCAGAACTTTTACATTGTTTGAACTATCGTTAAACAAATCAACATCGACGCCCGTCCACCTGTGAATAGCTTGGTCATCATCCCCTGCAATAAACACCTGATCGGCATTGTCCGCTATCTTCTCAGCCATCCGCCATTGCAGCGGAGTAAAATCTTGGGCCTCATCAATAAACAAGAAGTCTAGGCTCGGCGCTTCCCCCAACGGAATGTACTTCTCGATCATGTCCACAAAGTCAAACTTGTTAGTCGCCGCCTTGTACTCTTCGATCTGCTTGGATAACTGCACAAGCTTCGGGAAAAACAAATCACGGTCCCCCGCATCATTGAACTCACGTTTCAGATCAATCATCCGCAGCCGAGCTCGGTTCTCCAGTTGCAGATACTTGGACCCTGATCCTCCAATCGTGGGCAAAGACAAGCCATCCTCTAGCGACATACGCATCTTACCCTCAAACGTCAGGCCGAGCTCCCGTCCTATGTTGTCGTAGTCTTCTTTGGTCATGATGTCTTGAGGCTGCAACCCCAGTCCATGAAACCCGAACGAGTGGCTCGTCTTCATAAACGGAAAGTCTTTTGGCTCCAGGTTAAACTCAGCACAGGCCCGAGCAACCATCTCCTCGATGGCTTTACGCGTGAACGAAATCACGCCGATCCTTGATGGGTGCGTTCCTTTTTCCAACGCAGCTTTGATCTGCTGTATCAGGTAGTAGGTCTTGCCTGTCCCTGGAGGACCAAGCACCAGTTCCGCTTTAGGTATCATACTCTTTGCCCCTTGGTCTTGAGTTTACCCAATCTTCAACCTCGGACAGAACCCAACGGCTAGAGGACCGCTTGTTTGTTTCGTCCCCCAGAACAATGGGCTTCGGAAAGTTATCTGTAGTCTGCGCTAACTTGTAGACGTAGGATCGCGACACACCCAATAGGTCCGCAACTTCCCCCACTCGGAGCAAGCGATTAGAATGGGATGTCATTTGATATCTCCTTCACAGGCAATTCGGTTTCATCTTCTTCAAAAGCAGGTACATACCAACATCGTATCGTTGTCCGCTGCCCTTTCTTTTTAGTAACATGTTGGATCCCATTGTCCCCGCCCATGTCCCGTATCATCTGGATAATGTGCGCTCGGGTCTGACCAACAAACCTTCGATGGTGCAGATATTCCAACAGGCCTTCCAACTTAAACTTCGTTACACCACCATCGGTCCACGGTTTATTCATCTCGATTTCTTCTGGAGCCATGGCGCGAATGTGACTGGTGCAGTAGGAAAACAAGTGCTCCTTAAACTGACCCGCAATCGTCTCCTCATACGGCACATCGATGTACGTTGCTTGGCTCATCAAACTGTTGACCATCTGCTGCCACTTCTGTGGCTTAGTAGTCGGCGGCATAAAGTTACATTGCTCCATGCAAGCTCGCTGCCACAGCGTTTGATTCTGCAACTGCTCTGAGCCCAACTGAATCCGCAACCCGTTTACATCCATGAAGTATAACCGAGGCTCAGACAACATGATCGTCAGCCCACCAACCTGCGGCGCATCAGGCGCATCATCGCTGATCCCGTGCTTTGCCAAGACGCACAGAGATGGATCGCAGTATGACTTGAACGGTTCGTCCTTACAGGTATACCCCCAGTCTTTCTTCTCGTGCTGTTTGATTACGGTCAGCACCTCTGAGGATGGAAGGGGCGGAGAGAATAACGTGCGGTTGTATTCCTCCAGGGAGGCTTGCCAACTATCCGGAAACTTCTTCTTGCAGTACACGCCTATGAAAAACAAAAGCTTGTTCCTCGGCTCGCTCTGTGGCCCGTCCGAAAAGATGTTGCGTATGCAGGGAGGACCATCGTCGAAGTGTTTGCGAACCTTGGTCGTGCTGCGCAAGGCTTCCAAGTCAGCCAACTCAACCCGGTTCTTTTCCACCGCATCCAAGAACTCATCCAGTTCCATGGCTTCGCCGTTGGGATTGTAGCAATACCGCTGCGGGGTTTCCGCATTGAAGTACGGCATGTTTATAAAGTTTCCAACATCACCGCGCTCGGCAATGATCGTGTCCTGCTTTGGAAAAATCTCAACGCCACTGTGCCCAAGCATGATCGACATCTCGGTCAGGTATTCTCGGACCACGGCTGCTTGCTCCCACTCCTTTAGAAACAAATAGAGATGGGCGCCTCCGGATTTAGATCTGCAATGCAGCAGCGGAAGCTTGAGCTTCTGGATCTTGTCCTGCATTTCTTTCTGGTTCAGATCATAGACATCCACATCTATAGCACCGAACCGACATTTATTGTCTTCGTTGATCGGGATAGCCCCAACCCCCTGCTCACCCTTGATGTGCGCTTTGACTAGCGCCTCGGTCAACGGCTCGCGGATAATCTTACTCTTTGAGTCTGCCTTACCGTTCCGACCTATCCGACCTACGGATGTCGTGCCGTGAGCATTCTTGGCTCCGGCAAACGCGGCAAGCAGTTTTTTAGATTGTGACATTTACTGCTCCCAAGTGAAAAGGGAGGCGGATACCCGTCCGCCTCCCCAAGGCTGCTAGAAGGGGATTTCATCATCCTTCAATGGAGGAGTGGGAGTGGAAGCCCCTTCCTCCGGTGCAGCTTTCACTTCGCCCGCAGCGACACTGTCGCGGAAGGCTTTGGCCTCAAGCATTAGGTCACGGCTCTCAACCAACCCGACCTTTTCGATCTGATAGTTGAACCATGTACCTTGGTCATTGCTCTCTTCAACAGTGCTGAACTTCCAGATCGTAGCGAACAGGGGTGGCAGAACCATCTGCCCTGTCTTTGGATGCTTAACCTTTTGCATCGCAATCTGGGTCTTCCAACGACGGCTGACCTTCAACTGGCTAGACTTCATGTCGATCACAACAGGTTGCGTGATCCCGTCCTCTCCAATTAGCAAGCAGAAGTGCTGATCTGATTTGACCAACTCATTTCCGTTTGGCAAAATTTCTTTTGCGCCCTGTCGCTCTGCCTTTGTCAAAACTGGATCGGTCGCTGCGATCTCGCCACGGAAACCACCCCCTTGCTCACGCGGTGT